ACGCAAACAGAAAGCCAAACAGTGGGAGGCGACCCTTACGGCAATAGCGGAAATGTTTGATGGCTAATCTAGACTACACGGCTCCCCCTACTTTAGCCGCATTTATGAAGTCTGATGCCTTCGGGCGTATCGCAGCGGGACCAGTTGGTAGCGGCAAAACTACAGCCTGTGTCCTAGAACTTCTAAGACGAGCGCTACAGCAGGCCCCCGCAGAGGACGGCTATAGATATACGCGCTTCGCTATCGTCCGGCAAACGCTGAAACAGCTTAAAGACACGGTACTCAAGGACTGCGAGTCATGGCTCTCTGGGCTAGGTGCATGGAAAGTATCCGAAAGCACCTACTACCTAAACTTCAACAACGTAAAGTCGGAGTGGATTTTTATCCCCCTGGAGAACGCGGAGGACCAAGCTCGCCTACTTTCGATGCAGCTAACGGGTGCGTGGCTCTCCGAATGTATCGAAATGAATTTGGACGTTATCGGACCTGTATCTGGTCGATTGGGGAGGTACCCCTCTGGGAAACGTGGATCGCCGACGTGGTTTGGGATCATAGCAGATACAAATATGCCGACGGAAATGACACCGTGGCATATGTTCATGGAAGGCTTGCCCCCAAACTGGCAAAAATGGGTGCAGCCCTCCGGGCTAGCCCCGGCGGCAGAGAATTTGAACTATCTTGTACAGACGGATCAGACCCGGAGTCTTCCTTTAGATCACGCCGTAAGGCTCGCACAGGGCCGGAAATACTACGAACGCTTTGTGGAGATGTATGGTGAAGACTCAGACTGGGTTAACAGGTACGTCAAAGCGCAGTATGGCAACGATCCTTCCGGGGCGGCAGTTTTCCGCGAATCTTTTCGGCCGGACTTTCACATTGTCAATGACACGCTCCTCATCCCCGGATATCCGCTTTTGGTCGGTCAGGATTTTGGTCGAAACCCCTGGTCGCTCATATGCCAGATGGATCACATGGGACGGCTACTCATACACGAGGAAGTCCCTGCCACCAACACAGGATTAGAGAAGCATGTCAACCAGTCCCTTAGACCTAGACTCATGCAAGACAGATACTTGGGATATAGGGTCGCTGTTATCGGAGACCCCGCTGGCGTCGCAAAGGGGTCAGTTGCTGAAGAGAGTTGCTTCGATGCGCTTAAGCGACTCGGATTCTCTGCGTTCCCTGCCCCTACAAATGACATTGCGCCGCGTATTAGAGCAGTCGAAGCTCTACTGGCAAGGCAGACCAACGGTGGACCTACATTACTTATCAACCGTGCTGGCTGTCCTATGCTATGCCGAGCTATGTCGGGTGGATACCGCTATAAGAAAACAAAAGAAGGCGCGCTCAAGCCGAAGCCAGACAAGGACGACAAAGAAGGGTTTTCGCACATCGCGGATACGCTCCAGTACGTAGCACTTGTCGTCCACGGCGGCTTAACAGACTACGTAGCGAGGCATCTATGGCGCAAGAAGAAACCCGACAAACCGAAAGTAAGCGCAGCGGCATGGACTTAAGAGGCCCGCGCGGGCGTTTTATTAGGGTGATCCCACCAGAAACAATCGCTGAAATAGTACGCCTGCGACGTACAGGCGAAAAAGTGGCGGTTATTTCGTTGCTGCTGGGCGTAAGCCAGGGAACCGTGCGATGGGCTTGCCGTAAAGCAGGGCTTAAGTCCGCACATGGCGGGTCGCCTTATCGAGGGCTACTACCGTCGGTCGGGTTGTCGCCATAAACGTTGTCTATACGCTTGTCTTCAGCTTCCAATTTCTGAATTAACATCAGCGCCTGTGCAATGCGCCGGGATCGTCTGGTACGTAGCCAGTGCTGTACGGTTTTGCTCTCGTAGAGTTGTACGCAGTACCATATCAATCCAGCAAGGCCAGCAATCGCCGGTAACAGTCCAGCAAGGGACCCAATAACCGCAACGATAGAAATAACATGACCGGTCCAGTGGGAGAGGTCTAGACCATTATCCATGGCCGGTAACGCCACGTCGAACCCCCCCATAGGTAATACATTCCCGCCACCCTACCTGAACCGCCGTACTTATTTCGGGCGATCCCTCTATCGCTTATTAGCGGTTAACCTATAATGGGACGTTAATGGCTTCGTAGGTCAATTTCCGGTTGTCCGAGTCCATGTAATAACCCTTACCCCAAAGGGTTTTGATCACGATCCCCCAGGGTTTAAGCTTCTTCCTAAGCTTGCAGATGATCACGTCCACCATCTTCGGATCAGTGGGCTCTGGAGAGTCAGGCTGCGACATGCGGGTAAGGCGCTGTTGCTCGATCACCCTGTGCAGCGCCAGCTTCTCGGCTTCCTGGCGGCGCAACAGCGCACATAGGAGCCCTGCCTCCAAACGTGTAAGCTTGAACGTTCGCTGGCATCCAAAGGTGATATCGTTGATATCCTGTTCGAGGGTCACCCCGAACGGTAATCGGTCGATTCTCTTGGCAGTCGGAGGCCAGTCATCGCGCGGAATCTCGGTTATTACTCCGCTATCCAGCGCATACTGTAGATATTCCCGCACCATTTCGCTTTCGTAAGACATGGCGCGGGCAATGACCCGCACGGGGACGCCTTCTACGCCAAGCCTGAAAATGATATCTGCGAGGGATTTCGGTAGTTGCAAGTCAGCCATGGGGGCGTCCAATAATGGTACGCCTCCGTTACCGCACGGTAACGGTTAATACTTTGTTACTTATAAGGAAGTCAAGTGGGCCTCGACCGCCGCTCCCCCACGGGCGGAAAAACAACTCACACCCAGCAGGGCCAAGGCCCGGTAACTCTATGGCATAGATATGTTAAAAAAGGTTGGGGCCGGTGGGAGGCGAATCACACCGGCCCCATTCATCCTCGCACATCTTATGGCAAGCGCGCGAGGAGGATCACTTACGGTACAGTGAGAGCGCTCCTAGGTAGGCTATCGCTGCTACGAGAGCCGTTCCAACCGTGAACCCGATAAACGCATATTCGAGCTGCTCGATCATATGCTATCACACGCAGGGAATACGCCTAACGCAACTATTCCTTCGGCAGTTAGATACCGGGGAGCTGGCACCAGTGGCTTCTGCTTGATCCAGTCTTGGATCGCCACCGGGTAGTACCGATGCACTAGCGCCTCGGTCAGGTTCTCGTCAGGCTGGTCCCCATAAGTCGCCATATGGAAACCCAGGGAACCCGTGGGCTCAACGCAAACTTGGTCTTTCGGCAGGGTGAGGATCAACGTGCAGGCGCTAATACACATTCCCCGAAGACGTACGGGAACTCCGCTAGCAGCGATTGCCTGGAAGAACTGGTAGTACGTGCTCGGCATGCCACCGGGCATGTCATCGATAATAATCGGCTGTATAGGACGAAGGGGGACTTCTACTGCGCTAGCCGGTAGAGCGCCAACCCAAGTAGCTAGGAGCAGCAGAAGCCCCCACTTCGCCATACCCTTTACTCCCCAACGCACTCAACCGTAACGTCTTCGCCGACTTGGTTTTCGCGGAGCTTGCGCCGAAAATCCTCGGTGGCGCGTTTGAACTCTTCCGACTTCATGTGCTCTTCGCACTCGCCCCTGTTCGGGAAGTGCTTGTAGTAAGTGTTGGACGTGTCGCCGTCGAGCATGCCACCGTGGATGGTGGCACGGATGTTCACATCAGCAAACGCAGAACTGGCGGCGAGACAGAGAACGGCGGCAAGCAGGTATCTCATTGGGTTTCCTCTTACCTAGGTGGAACTTCAACACATTCTGCCCGATAGACTTCTCTTGCTTTAAGCAAGCTCTCTCCAGCAGCTACACACTTTTCCTGACTAGTAAACGTGAAAACTTTATCGTTGGTAACAACTCTTGGGAAAGTAGTAGAGGCGCTGGCTATATCTGAAGCTAGCGCAAACAGCAGCAGCCATACTGGCATGGAGAACTCCCAAGGTTTCCGCGTTGAAGCACGAAAAAGGTTAACCGTCAAGTCCCCGCAGCCAGTGCCCTAACGATACTCCAAGTATAAACGGGAAGATAGTTACAAGCATCCTATACATCTCGGCGGCCCCTACGTACTCCGCATACACCAGCAAAGCACTCACTAAACACGGTAGAAACGCACCAAACCAGCGCATCACGTCCCCATTAGTAAGTGGCCGATTCCCCAGCCAATGACAGCACCGGTAAGTGTGGCCCAAGTAATAAACACTGCTGGAGGGATATACATTACGTTCCTGCCGGGGGCCAGTAACAGAGCACGTCAGCGTCTTCGGGCTTCACAGGCATCCGGGTGGACCCGCCATCTGTTCTTATGCCTCGGGGCTCGCCGCCTTCCATATACAGGTGCAAGAATATAATCCCATGAGAAGTAGGGTTCTGCGGCACGCCGGGCGCGCTCATCTTTTTGAAGACCGCCGCTGGGACCTCGCGGATAGTGCCTGGAGGAATAATGGCACGCAGAACATTAGGGTGGTGGTCAAAACCATCAGTGATTTCAGCATAATACTTGCCGTCCTTCTCGAAGGCCAGATCGCTGATAAACGCATCCCCAAGGTTGCAGCAGCTCTGCACGAAGTTCGTGCCGAACCACTGTTTCTCCGCTTCAGTCATTGGTAGCGGTACAGGGGAGATAGTTGGATAATCAAAAATCTGCCACTGGTATGACGGTATGACGGGCCATACCGCAGCGCCAAGGAGGAAGTTCCTACGGTTCATTGGAATACCTTATCCAGTACGCTGCCGATAATGGCGGCTCCGAAGATTGCGAGTATCACCAAGAACCAAGCGGCGCGGAGCATCATTCGTAGGTTGCTGCTTTCACCGCCCACATGGCGGCTTCCTCGTACGCAGTCATAGCTAACGCCCAGAGCCTGCCGTCTTCGCTCCCCTTAGCGGGGCGCTCTTTGCAAAGGTCGATCAGCTCCGCCGACTTCTGCTTGATCTGGCTAACAAGTGAATTATCGCCCGGGTTAAACTTAACACGTACGCGGTCTTCACCAAGGCTCATGAGGGGTCTCCTTTGGTAAAACGGTGGCGCGGAGCATCATTCGCGGGGAGTTCCGTCCGGCAGGCGGGTAATCGTTACGTTCGCCCACATGGCTATCTCCCGGAGTTTCCTCAGAATGTATGTCTTGTCAGAGCCTTCTGGGACATATGTTTCAAGAGCTTCTGCGTATTCCGCAGCGGCGGCGCGCAGGCGGTCCATCCACGCAATCTGTGCGTCGGTAGGCTTCAGATAGTCGAACGTCGAGGGATGAAGCGCCATCGGGATTCCTTTGGTAAAACGGTATAATGGTTCCGTCGGTAGGCTGTCAAGGGGGGTTTATTTGGTAAGAAACTTGTGATACGAACTCCCGATGTGGTTCTATGGTCCTACCAT